AGGTTCAGCAGTAAGAACTGATTTAAATAATTTATTTGATGCCATAAGTATCAATAATGGTTTTGGTTCTGAACCTACCACTAAATATAAATATATGTGGTATGCAGACGAATCAGAAGGAAAGATGTCGTTTTACAAAGCCAATGCACAAAATAAATTAGATTTTATAAGCTTGACGGATGGAAGCTTTTTTGGCCCCAATGGTTCATCTTCAAACCCTTCATATACTTTTACAAACAGTACAAGTACAGGTTTTTACAGAAGTGCTAGTAATGAAATAGGTATCTCTAATGGTGGAACAAATACAGCATTATTTAAAACAACTGGAACAGAAATAAAAGGTAAACTAGAAGTTATCCCAAGTACTGGAGGAGCAACATTTGATATTAAAACAAATGGTTTAAACAATCAAGATACTGCTATTAACCTTGTTGCTGATACTACATACACAAGCGGTGGTTTTCAGCTAAATAGATTGCAAACTGCTAATGGTAAATCACAAATATTTCACAGAGGAACAGGTGCATTAGAAATTAGCGCAAGAGATGGCGGTACATTAGATTTGCAGTTTGGTGTTAGTGCTAGTAGTACAAACATAACTAGATGGCAGTTTACTAATACTGGTGCTTTTAAATGGGCTGAACATACAGGTGCTGGTACTACCCCACCTTCAACATTAAGTTCTGTTAGTCTCGATATTAGTGGTGTTGTTTTGCCATTAGGAATAGTAAGCAAAACAGGATCTAATGCTGGTGCAACATTATCTGGCCATGTTTATAATTTTTATTACACTGGAACGGCATTAAAATGTTGGATAGGTGAAAGTGATATTGGACAAGTAACTATTAATGCTTCTGATTATAGAATTAAACAAAATATTTCCACACAAACAGCACTAGGAATTGACAGAATAAAACAATTAAGACCAATAAATTACGAATATAAAGATTATGGTGTTTTCAAAAGTGATGGTGTAGCTAGAGAAGGATTTATAGCACATGAAGTAGCAGAGGTAATACCAAGTGCTGTAAATGATGAAAAAGATGGAAATGCTTTACAGTCATTAAATGTAGATGCAATAGTTTCTGTCTTAACAAAAGGATTGCAGGAAGCAGTTGCTAAAATAGAAACATTAGAAACCAAAGTTGCTGCATTGGAGGCTGGCTAATGGCTATTATCGCTGCTGTACAAGATTTTGACGTTGCAAGACGAAATGACTTTCCTTTAACACTTACTTTTAGGGATGGCAATAGCAATCTTATTGATTTGACTGGATATACAGTAGATGCGGAAGTTTACAGCCAAACTTCAGATGGTTTTAGAGATACAAAATATGCTGATTGGTCAATTACATACACAAGTAGAACAGGCGGTGTTGTGGATATTGCTTTGACAGATACACAAACAGCAACTTTTAACAAACATGAATTAAAATATGATATTCAACTAACACAACCAAATGGAAAGAAATTTCAATATTTACGCGGTACACTATTCATAAATGAGGGCTATACAGAATGAGTACACCAAACAAAGTTGAAGTTAGTCAGGTAAATGAAGTAACTACTGTTGAAATTATTACGGCAGGTCCACAGGGTCCAGCAGGGTCTGGGTCTGGTGGATTGCAAGTTGATGAAACTAATAAAGTTGATGGATCTGTTGTCTATTATGATGCTAGTAGTGCTACATTTAAAGCAGATTCAACAACAACAAAACTTACATTAGTCTTTGGGGGTAGTTTTTAAATGGCTAACACGATCAGAATAAAAAAAAGGGCTGCTAGTGGTAGTGCTGGCGCACCATCAACGCTCGCCCCATCAGAGTTAGCTTTCAATGAAAATACTGGGGACTTAAAACTTTATTATGGGTATGGTGATAATGGTTCTGGAGAGGCATCTTCAATCATTACTGTTGGTGGTTCTGGTGCGTTTTTTAACAAGACTGATACAAGAAGTGCAAATGCAGTTTTAGCTGGTCCTACAACTGGTAGTGATGCTGCTCCTACATTTAGAAGTTTGGTTGCTGCTGACATACCATCTTTAGCTCATACAAAAATAAGTGACTTTGATGATGGCGTACGTGCAAATAGAGTAGATGAGTTGGCTAGTGCAACAAATCCAGTATCAGGAGTTGTCCCTACTGCCGATGCACATTTTGCAACTAAAGGATATGTAGACTCTGTTAGTGAAGGTTTAGATGTAAAAGAATCTTGTAAAGTTGCTACGACTGCAAACATAACTCTCTCTGGAACTCAAACTATTGATGGTGTGGCTGTTTCTGCTGATGAAAGAGTACTTGTAAAAGACCAATCTACTGCTACAGAAAATGGTATTTATCTTTGTAAGGCAAGCTCATGGGTTCGAGTTGATGATTTAGCTGCTGGTGCTGACGCTGCTGGTACATTTACATTTATTGAGCAAGGTTCTACAAACGCTGATATTGGTTTTGTTTGTACAAGTAATAAAGGCTCTGCCGTTGTAGGAACAAATAATATAGCTTTTAGTACTTTTTCATCTAGTGGTAATGTCACCGCTGGAAATGGTTTAGATAAATCTGGTAATGAATTAAGCGTTGATTTAAAAGCTAATGGTGGTCTTGTTATCGAATCAACTGAAATAGCTGTTGATTTAGCTGCTAGTTCAATCACAGGAACTTTAGCTATAGGTGATGGTGGTACAGGCGCAACTTCAGCTAGTGCAGCTAGAACAGCTTTGGGTTTAGCAATCGGTACGAATGTTCAAGCCTATGATGCTGATTTAGATAACTTATCTGGTTGTCAGTCAGGTGCTTCCGCTGCTTTAGCTTTACTTACTTCAACAGAGGTAGGAATACTTGACGGTGCAACTTTAAATACCACTGAATTAAATTATGTTGATGGTGTTACATCAGCGATTCAAACTCAACTAGATGCAAAACAGGGATTAGACGCAGATTTAACTGCATTATCTAGCTGTCAAACTGGTGCCGCTGCTGCATTAGCATTATTAACTGCTACTGAAGTTGGTATTCTTGACGGAGCTACAGTTACAACTGCTGAATTAAATATACTTGATGGCGTTACTGCAACAGCTTCAGAAATAAATATAGCTTGTGATGGTGACACTTCAGCAACATCAACAACCCTTGCTACAGCAGATCGTATGGTTATAAATGATGCTGGTACTATGAAACAAGTTGCACTTAGCGATCTGGTCACGTTTTTAGAAGACGGATCAACTTCTGGTTTTGATATAGACGGAGGTACTTACTAAAATTTATTTCAAGGAGGTTCATTAATGACAAACACCATCAGAAACAAAAGAGGTACAACAAAACCTGCCGCATCAGATTTAGTTACAGGAGAAATTGCTGTAAAAACAGATGATGCAAAGTTATTTATAGAAAATGATTCTGGATATGTTTTTGAAGTAGGTGAAACTCTTGGGACATTTAGTAGTTCTACAATTACTTATACAGTCACAGTTGCTTCCAAAACGACTGCACATAGATACAACGGTAGTGGTTCAAGTAATGGTTATAAAATTAATGGTATATTTTCTCCTTTTTTATCTCTTACTGCTGGCAATACCTATAAGTTTGACCAATCTGATAGTTCAAACAGTGGACACCCTTTACGTTTCTATTTAGAGGCAGATAAAACTACAGCTTATACAACAAATGTTACTACAAATGGAACTGCTGGCAGTAGTGGCGCATATACACAGATAGTTATTACAGATGCAACACCTATAATTCTCCATTATCAATGCTCTGCTCACGCTTATATGGGAAATAGTGTTACTTCTAATGGTACTTCAATAAATGGAAGTAATATAACAAGCGGTACAATTCCTGATGCTAGATTCCCTGCTACGCTTCCAGCAATTAGTGGAGCTAATTTAACAAATTTACCGTCAAGTGGTGGAGGGTTATCTTCTGACTCACTATTCAACACTGTAGGTGGTACTAACGCAGGCGATAGTTTTGATGGCACTAATGCAAATAGTAATACATTAATTGGATATGATGCTGGAACTGCTATTACAGAAGGAAACAATAATACCATTATAGGTAGTGAAGCTGGAAAATCTATTACCGAAGGTGATGACAATGATTTGTTTGGAGGTGATTGCGGTGACGATATAACGACTGGTAAAAATAATGCTTTTTATGGCAGGCAGTCTGGTACTGCTGTAACCACAGGAAGGGAAAATGCAGGTTTTGGTAAACAAACTTTAAAAAGTCTAACAACT